AGTCCTTATTACTCATATAATAAAGTTAGTCACACCCCCCCTAAAAAAGTGTGATGCAAGTGTGATAAGTGTGACAGGCTTGACATTATGTTCACTACTTGTTTTACATATAAAAGTGCCAACCAAGAAACCAGACGGAAGAACCTATGCTGCAGGCAAGACGCCGAAGCAGGTAGTAAAGCAGCAAAATGCAAAAAGGACAAGGTGTCATCGTAAACGTATGAAAGCAGAGAAGGACATGAAACAAGCCCAGAAGGAGCTGGTTAAGGTGGAGAAGGATCTCACCATCAAGCAACAGTTCCTTGAAATGATGAGTCAAGCACCAACTCCTGCCCAGCAGCGGAAGGCGCTTCTTGCCATGTTCGCGGATAAGGGTATCAACCCGATCGAGGAGCTGATGAATTACACAACTAATTCGGAAGTACCCCTAAAGGAGAAAATCTCCATTTGGAAGGAACTTGCAAGTTACACTCAGCCGAAGCTTAAGAGTGTGGACGTCCAGCAGAACATTACAGGCGAGATGAAGATAATGACCGTGGACTACAGTAAAGTGGCAAAAGCTGACCTAGCAACCACAGTTGACGCGGAAGTGCTTGACAATGACGAAGGATATGGTGAGTTTCTAAGTGAAGAGGAAAAAAATGAGTCTTGAACCAATTGAGCAGGCAGTCGCCGTACTAGGAGAACATTTCCGACACTATGTAGTCATAGCGTCTGACGATGAATCTCCCCTAGCGTATGACGTACGTTTCAGCGATCCCTATGCTGCAGCTGGTCTGCTAAGCTCCGCAGTCAAGTATCACGAGAACTTCATCAGTGATGGTGGAGTAATAGATGATGATTGGGAGTGGAGTGAGTTAGATGAAGATGACCTCGATGATATAGATGAATATTAGTGTCCCTGCACAGGGGTGGGAGCCGCGACCGTACCAGCTCCCCCTACTGAAATACATGTCTCAGAAGAAGCGGAGCCTACGGGCGGTAGTCGCTTGGCATCGCCGTGCAGGTAAGGATCTTACTTGCGTGAACATTGTTGCAATCAAGGCGTTGCAACGAGTGGGAACATATTGGTACGTACTACCGTACGGGAATCAGGCACGCCGAATCGTGTGGAACGGCATGACTGGCGAAGGCAAGAAGTTTATCGACTACTTCCCAAGGGAGTTAGTCGAAAAGAAAAGTGAGCAGGAGATGCGCATTCACTTAAAGAATGGCTCGATCATCCAGCTCATGGGCTCTGACGACCCCGATAAAATGGTGGGCGCGAACCCCATTGGCGTGGTGTTCTCTGAGTACAGTATCTCTGACCCGTCGGCGTGGCAGTTGATCAACCCCATCCTTGCAGAGAACGGCGGCTGGGCTTTGTTCAATGGAACGCCTCGTGGTGAGAATCACTTCTACAAGATCCTGCTGAAAGGTAAAGCCGACAGTACATGGTACAGCAGTCACCTGTCAGTCAAAGACACAAAGGCTATTGCCCCTGACGAACTTCGTAAAGCGCGAAACGAGTTGAACAACGAAGCCCGTTTCCAGTCGGAGTACATGTGTTCCTTCAAGACACCAGTCGAGGGGGCGTATTACGGAGCGCAGATTAACAAGGCGTACAGGGACAAGAGGATTATTGAGACTATTGCGGTCGACCCCCTGCTTCCAGTACACACTGCGTGGGACTTGGGTATGGACGACGCAACAACCATTTGGTTTGTCCAGCTATATCGTAATGAGATACGTGTGGTAAACTACTACGAGAACAGCGGGGAAGGTCTGCCGCACTATGCACGTGAATTGCACAGGTGGTCAGTCCAGAAAGATGTGACGTACGGGAAGCATTATGCCCCGCACGACATCAAGGTGCGTGAACTTGGAACAGGTAAGTCACGCCTAGAGACAGCCAGAGGGCTGGGATTAAAATTTACGACAGTCAAGAAACTGTCGATCATTGACGGCATCGAAGCCGTCCGCAACCTTCTACCGAAGTGTTGGTTTTCAAAGAACGACTGTTACACAGGCATCGAGGCTTTGAAGGGATACCACAAGGAGTTTGACAGCTCCCGTGGTGTGTTTAGAAAAACGCCTGTCCACGACTCCAACTCTCACGGAGCAGACGCTTTCAGAACACTAGCGGTCGGGCTCAAGCAGCCTAAGCTTGATAAGAAGAAGACCAAGCATGAGTACCAAGTTGCAAACATCAGTTGGTAAAGACTACCGACTGTCCTTAATGGATGAGGCTGTTGTTCTCTACCACACACAGGGACAGGAGTTCGTGTGGTTACAGGACTACTACATCAACTGTCCGCATGGAGCAGAACGGTACTACTGGAGTACACCAACTTACATGCTGATGGCGGAGGTGCTTGAAGATGAGAAAGGGAGGTACTGGAAGGTTGCATACGCCGCCAGCCGAGATCCCTCTCGAAAAGTCTCGCTCTTTTTGGAACTTGCGCCATTTCCGCTTGACAGGGTTCTATTTAACAGATACCACAAGATGCATACTCCTGATGCAGAAAAATTTTTCGATTGGGACACTTTAAAACGTATATCAAGATATGGGCTCAAAACCAAAAAAACCACCCCCTCCACCACCACCTCCTGCGCCTCCCCCTCCTCCGACGCCGTTGGCACGGAGACCAGTTAAGCAGGCAGCCGCACCGTCTGCACGTGTGACTTCCGCAGGTTTAATGGGCGCTGGTGCTGCGTTGCCTCGTAGAGCAACCACTGCAAAGAAGAAAGTCTCAGGACGTTCTGCACTTGGTGGTGGTACAAGCTTATATGGTTAGATTGCAGCAGCGATACGCGGAGCTGAAGGTGTTGAGGTCTAACCTCGACAGCATGTTCTATGATGCTCAGAAGTATGTCCGTCCGAACTCTGATAAGTTCGACCACGGGCATACTCCTATGCAAGAGGATGGTTCACGGGAGCTGTACGATGATACAGCTGTGTGGTGTAATCAGATGTTTGCTAATGGGCTCAGCTCTAACTTGATCCCGAAGTCTGATCGTTGGTTTTACCTTCGCATCACTAATCGGGCTAACGCTGACGTAACGCCAGAAGAGACACAGTATCTCCAAGGCGTAGCTGACCGCATTTTTCACGAGTTTGCGTTACCGCAGTCTCAGTTCTACAGTTCAAGTCACGAGTGCTTTCTTGATGTGGGGGCGTACGGTACGTCTCCAGTCCAGATCTCAGAAGTTAACGGCGTTGTTAACTTTCGCTCTCGACCACTGGCAGATGTGTTTTTCGACACAGACCAGTACGGCACAGTAGATACTGTATATTACCGTTGCTACAAAACAGCACGTCAGCTTATGCAGGCGTTCCCGAACGTAGAAGGAATGCAAGGCTTCAACAAGGACAACTCTGTACATAATAAGTACGAGCTGATCTACACGATTGAGCCAAACACCGACAAGGCAGCCAAGAAGGGAAGCCGCGTCGGTAAGGGACGACCTTACAAGGTAACTTACTGGTGTCCTGCTTTAAAAGAGCCCCTACAAGAAAGCGGCTCTAGCTATTTTACATTCTTAGTACCTCGCTGGTCTAAACTTGCAGATGAAGTGTACGGACGTGGTCCTGCATTCTCATGCTTGTCGCAGATCCGCGCACTCAACAAGATGGTCAAGGAAGCTTTGACATCTGCTGAGTACTTAAACTTTCCGACTCTGACAGCCGAAGAAGACAGCATTATGCTTCCTATGAAGTATGGCTCTCGTCAGATTATGTTCCATGAGGCAGGCAGTGAAAAGCCGTCGCCCATCATGGCAGGTAATCAACCACAGTATGTGATGGAGATGATCCGCATGTACCGTGACTCTGTTAATCGTTCATTCTTTGTTGACCAAATTATCCGTCAGGAAAAGAAGGAACGTCAGAGTGTCACAGAGATTCAAGATGTACGTGGGCAGATGCTCAATCAACTAGCTCCCCTGCTTAATCGCATGGAGACGGAGTATCTCGGACCTGCTATTGAGGCAACGTTTGAGCTTCTTGATCGAGCAGGTGAACTACCAGAAAAACCAGCAAGTTTGGCTGGTGCATCTTTAGAGGTATCTTACTCTAGCCCTGCGTCGCAGTCTCAGTTTGCTACACGACTTTCAGATATCAGCGCATTCATGAAAGACATTGCTCCACTAGCGCAGGTTAAACCTGAGATCATGGGCGCAGTCAATGAACAGAAGCTGTTGGCAAGTTACGCGCAGTATCGTAACATTTCCCCAGATATTATTAAAACCGAAGAAGAGGTGTCTGAAATGGCACAAGCAGCACAAGAACAGAATCAACAACAGCAGGCTGTAGCAGCTGCTCCGCAAATCGGAGGTGCGATGAAAGACATCGCGCAGGCTAAACAGCTAGACCCAGAAGGTGTGGGTCAGTTGTTAAACATCTAATATGCGAGTCCTAGATTCCCTGAGCAAGCTTCGTGAAAAAGCGAAGCTTAAAGAAGATTTAACTAATATCATAGAGACACCGCAGGGTAAGCGGTTCTTTAAGGTACTTTTGCGTGAATGTCACGTAACTAAACCTGTGTTCCATTCTGACGAAGCCAAGCTTCGCGAATGTGAAGGACGCAGACGTTTAGCTATGAGCTTTCTCACTCTATTGGGTCAAGACGATCCACAAGAACTTATTAACAAGATAGAGATGGAGAATAAATAATATGTCAGAACCAATAGAACCAATAGGAGGTCTGGGCGGTGGTAACACCCAACAGGTAGCCTCTGAACCCGCAACTGAACCAACATCCTTTGATTTTGCATCAGAAGATTCATATGGTCAGTTTTTCCAGTCATTGCCAGAAAACCTTCAGGCGCATGACACCTTAAAGAATACTAAATCGATTCACGCTCTAGCCGATCAACTTGTAAATGCTCAAAGTGCATTAGGCACTAAGCGTCTGCAAGCGCCTCAAGAAGACTGGGGTGCTGAACAGTGGGATGATTTTTACAGCAACCTGCGACCTGCCGATAACGAGTACAGCGTTCCTGATGCAGAAGAGCTTTCATTTGAAGGAGCTCCTGAACTTGCAGAAGAGACTCTTCAGGAACTTGTGGATTTTTCCGCTGAGATGGGGCTAAATCAACAACAGTTTGATCAGCTATACGAGCGTTACATGGGTATGGCAGTTGAAGGCACTGAGATCACAGCTCAACAAACTGAGCAAGCCGTCACAGAGCACCGTCAGGCAGTCCAGCTTGAGTGGGGTGAGAAGTATGACGCTAATCTGGCAGAAGCAAATCAGGCGTACGAGGCACTATCCTCTGAGATTCCTGAGCTAAAGGAGCTGATTGAGTCAGACCCTGTGATTGCAAACCACCCTGCCGTTCTCAAGGTATTCCACCGTATTGCTGAAGTATCTGGTGATGCGCTACCGTTGGCACAGAATAACCCGACATCGGGCTTTGCTTCTGAGAATATACATGGGATTAAGTCTGCAATTCAGGAGTTAGACACCGTAAATGCAAGCTTAATTATGTCAGATCCATCCTCACTGAGCATGGCGGATCGTACAAAACGTCAGCAAGTTCTAGATCAACGGGCTAAGTTGTACTCTAATATGTACCCTTCGGGCTAAAATAGCTTGACAACCCTTTTAAACAAGGCTATCCCACTAGTATTGGGGTAGCCTTTTTTAGGTCCTAATATCAGCTTTAGAAAGCCGTTGGTTCCGTATAACTAGAAGAGTCCGAAAGGGTAGCTCATCGAAAAGCAAACTTCTACTTAACTTAACTTAAATTATTATATATCATGGCTTATTCAGACCCATCATACATGTCAGACAACGGTTCGGGTGCTGCTGCAATCAGCAACGCCGCCGCTCTGAACACCGCATACGTTGAATCATTCAAGGCTGGCTTCGAGCAAGCATTCCAGCAAACTGAATCTAAACTTCAGCCGTATTTCGAGCAAGAGTCCCAAAACGAAGAGTTCCAGTATTTCGATCGCATCGGTGTTGCCGAAGCAATGACCGAAGACGCTACTCGTTATGGCGACAATCCTAACAGCGATATCTCTCACGATCGCCGCCGCATCGGTCTTAAAGACTACGAGCTTGGCAAGTACATCGACGAGAAAGATCTCAAGCGCGTACTTACAGATCCAATGAATGCTTACACACAAGCACTTCTTGCATCGGGTAAGCGTAAGATCGACGATATCATCATCGACAAACTCTTCGGAGAAGCATACACAGGTCGTAGCGGTGGAACAACTGTTACATTCTCTCGTCCAGCATCTACTGCTCGTGACACCAACATCACACTTGGTAACTTGAGTAAGAATGAAGCTAACCCAGTCATCGACACCTATGACGCATCTACTGCGAAAAATGGTATCGACATCGTTGCTGGTAACACTGAAGGTTTCTCCATCGGTGCTAACTACGACGGTACTCCAACTGGTGGAGCTGCTCCTCTTGGTCTTACTCTTGAGAAGCTGAAAGCTGCTCGTCGCACAATGCTGCGCCTTGAAGCTATCGGTCAGGATGACGTTGTTAACTGCTTCCTTACTTCGACTCAGTTCAACGACCTCCTTGGTATTGACGAGATCATCAACTCTGACTACGCCGTACGCAAGTCTCTTGCAGAAGGTTCGGTCACTACGTTCATGGGCTTCCGTTTCATCCAAACTGAGCGTCTTGGTCTTAACTCCGACGGTGCTAATAACGACGAGCGTCGTGTTATCGTTGCAACTCCTAAAGCACTTAAGATGTCTGTTGGTACAGCTCTTAAGGGTGATGTATGGCGCGTTCCTTCCAAGAAGAACATCCCTTACGTATACTTCAAGCTTTGCGCTGAAGCATCTCGTATGTGGGGTGAGGTCACTGGTGAGATCCGCTGCCTAGAGTCCTAATCTAGTCTGTAGCCTCCCCTGTGATTCGGGGGAGGCTACTTTTCTTTTTATGCCTACAGAAGCAAACAAGTTGGATATCCTTAACTCTGCCCTACGCATGGTAGGCAGTTTTCATATTGACGCTACCGACGAGTCGAGCACCACATATGAGATATCCACACGTGCCTATTCACAGGCGGTCACTGAGTTATTCGGGGACAACATTTTTAATTACAACACAAAGCGGGCGACCTTAACAGGCGTTGTGTCTACAGAGTTTAAAAACTTTGGATATGAGTACACACTTCCTGCCGACTTTAATTTATTTTTATACGTAGAGAGTGCAGAAGACATTCTTGTTTCCGATTTCCGATTTGCAAATGGTAAGTTGTATTCAGACGAAACATCTCTTAAGATTACGTACACATATGTTCCCGATTTGGAAACATCTGCAGCTGGGCTACCAGCGTTTATTACACGACTGCTTACACTGCATATGGCGCAGAACATGAGCATCGAGCTTTCTGGTTCTGAGAATCGACATGAGATTCTACACAAGCAGTACGTTCTTGCTCTTCGTAGAGCACGTACACTAGAGGGTCGCCAAGGACCTGCTCAGACATACATCAATGACGGAAACTCTCAGTTTATAAGCGCACATCAACGGTATGGCTCGATATAGTAATGTTCAGACAGACTTCTCAGGCGGTTTAATAAGTGATTACGTTCTCGGACGTACCGACATTAAGCGTGTGGCTAACTCTGGACGTACGTTCAGAAACTTCTTTCCGTCACTACAAGGACCTGCTATTTTCCGCACAGGGTTTAAGCATTACAACTCTACCGCGTACCCCACAGATGATGTTGTATCCGTAGATATTATTTTAGCAACAGATACGCCGTACAGGGCTGTATTCTCACCGTCCCAGATTGAGATCTTCGATTCTGAAGGGCTATCAAAAGACATAGTACCTACCTCGTACTCGGCTGCTGACATTGAGGAGCTTCGATTTAGTTCTGAGACAGGGGAGTTGTACGTAGCGCATGGAAGGCACAGACCCAAGAAGTTAAAAGCAGACCTTTCGTTTATATCGTCATCCCTAGTTTCTAGTGATAGCTACACATTGCTGTCTCAAGACGGACTTGAAATACATGCTAATGTTGAAGTGCAGGGAGATGACCAGTGGAGCTTAACTGACTTAGAATTCGACGTAGAGCCTTTCTTGGACAAAGAGCCTAGCTCTAATAAGTTTAATATTTCTCAAAATGAGAGATACGTAAAACTAGAAAGCGATCAAGCCCCGTTCAGCGTCATAGCTACAGACTTCACTAACAACTCAAATGCATACAGCAAGGACTGGTATGTGGAGTACGCAGTTGACGGAACTAAGTTTTTAGGAAAAGCCGTTCATGCAGGCACTACTGCAAACTACACACTAGCTGATCCAACAAGCAGCGTTTTATACATTGAACCTGTAGTTTCTGTGTTGGACATTGAGGATGACGCAGCTCAGCTATATCTA